AAGAAGTAAGTGGTACTAGAATACGAGATTTACTTGGTTCTCCCAAGCACGATAAAATGACCAAAACACAAGCATTTGAAGAATTGTTTGGTTGGTATGACGAAAAAATATTTCAATATCTTACAAAGAAGTTTTCTACATTGTTTGAAAACGAAGAATTATTTGAAAGTTTTTTAAATGAATATCCAAACTTTAGTAACTTTGTTGATACTATACCAAGTTATTTAAATGAAATAAGTTCAATTGCAAGTCAAGGACTTCCATTTGTGGATGATGGACCTAGTATGTTTTATCCTGGTAAGTCCTATGAAGGTTACACTAATAAAAGAGCAGAACAACTTGGATACGATTTATTAGATTATGTGGTTGGTAAGAATGGTCTTGGTAGAAATGCAGATTATCGTGAATGGGGAAAGTATGCCGGACCTGTACCAGCAGTAAGTTTTTATCCTGCCGGTGATGTAAATGCACAAACTCCAATGAACCAAATTGATACTAAAGCATCCAAAACTGCACATGAACAATGGGTAGGGTTTATTAACGGAGTTGCAGAAACTGCTGGATATAAACTTGTAGATTTTCTTGGTTCTGAAAAATCTGTTCGTAAAAAAGATGAACATGGTGATGAAAATTTAAAATCATATAATACTATTGATACCGACAAAGCAGAGGGTGATGACAAAATAGACAAAGGGGTAGAGGGTCATGCTATTACCGAAGAGTTACTAACAGAAGGAGGTGCAGCTGGTCATATGAGTCATCCATTTGATGATCGTGATTTAACTTTCTCTGATTTAAAAGAAATGATTCGTAGATCACTTGCGGGTGAATTAAATGTAGAAAAAGAAGTTACTGAAAAACTTGATGGTCAAAATTTAATGTTTTCTTGGAAAGAAGGCCAATTAGTGGCGGCAAGAAATCAAGGTCATTTAAAAAACGCAGGTGCAGCTGCACCTAATGTAAAAGAATTTGAAAGTATATTTGCTGATCGTCCTGAGAATATCCGTGATGCGTTCGTTGGTGCAGTTACTGATTTAGAATCTGCTATATCCAAATTAAGTGAAAAACAACGAAGTAAGGTATTCAAAGAAGGTGAACGTTTTATGAATATAGAGGTAATGACACCTGCAACTCAAAATGTTATTCCTCAAAATGTAGATATGTTGGTATTTCACGGAACACAAGCATATGATTCCGCAGGAAAAGCAGTAAGTGTAGATTCTGATGGAAACGATATTACCGCAGAATTAAAAGACTCTGCGAGGATGCTTAAAGGTATGTTGAAGCAAGTAAATGCAGATGTTCAAAAAAGATATTCATTAAACGCACCGATTGTGGTTGAATTACCTAAAAGCAAAAATGTCGTTGATTCGTTTGCGAAATATTCGGCAATGCTTGATAAATTAAAAAAGAAATTTAAATTAAAAGATAACGATAAAGTTATGAAATACCACGATGCTTGGTGGAGAGATTTATTAAACAAACAACAAAATAAATCAAAAGAAACGTTTCCACCAAAAGTGTTTGAAGCACTTATACGTCGTTGGGCATACAATGACAAATCAAATAAAATTACCACAATACGCATGGACTTGGAAAAACAACCTAAATTAAAAGCATGGGTTAATAAATTTGATAAAGAAAATCTTGTAAAACAATTTGAAGAAAATATGTGGCCATTTCAATTCATCTTTTTGAAACTCGGTGCAGAAGTTCTTCAAAATGTAAAAGGATTCGTTGCAGCCGGTGGAAGTGATGATATAGCAAAAGCACTTGATGCTCATGTTAAAACACTCGAAGGTAAGAAACTAAGTTCGGTGGAATCTCCTGATAAGTTTAAAAAAGACATGGAGAAACTAAATAAAAATCTTGCTCGTTTAAATGCTATCGGAGGAAGCAAGTCAATCGCACCAACAGAAGGTGTTGTATTTCAATACAAAGGAGGAACATATAAACTTACAGGTACATTTGCTCCTATAAATCAAATTATGGGAATAATGAGGTTTTAATCATGGAAGAGAAAAAACTCTCAATTGCATCTAGAAGAAAACTCGCAAGAGCTGCTAAAAGAACTGCAAAAAAACGACAATTAAAGAAAAAATTGTTGGCAAAAAGGCAAAAGTCACCTGAGAAAATAAAAAAGACTGCACAGAAGGCTGCAAAAAATCTTTTAGTTAAAAAAATTACAGGTGGAAAATCATATTCAGATTTAAGCATTAGTCAAAAGCAATCAATTGATAATAAATTAAAACCTGCAATTATTGCAAAAGTTGCAAAAAAGTTAATGCCAAAAGTAAGAGCAAAAGAAAAAGAACGTGTAAAACGTGCAAGGCAAAAAACCGATGAACAATTTAGTGTTAGTAAGCATAATGTAGGTGGTGGTGAAATGAATGTATCTGGTGTAAATAAAAATGGGAATGTAGAACCACTTCGTTTTGATAACAAAGAAGATGCAAAAAAACACTCAAAAAAAGTTGGCGGTAAAATAATTCAAGATCAAGGTGGTAATTATTATGTAGAATTTACAAAAATAGATGGACCCGTTGACGAAAAAATTAAAATGGAAAATAAAGAAAAAGAAGAGAATTTAAAAGATTTAAAAGCAATACTCGATGTTGCTAAGATGTTAAGTGACAAAAGTGCTTATTTTAAAGGTCGTGGTAGCAAAAAAGAATATATAAAAATGCTTGTGCATAAAATTAAAAAATTATCGGAAGCAAAGAAAAATAAATTACTAACAAAACTTGATGCATATAAGAAAGTAAGAAAACCAACTTTGCCAAAAAGTCGTCCGATGAAAAATAAAAAAGCATATGATCGGAAAGAACTTAGAAAAGGCAAGTATGATTAAGTTAAATGGGAATGTCTATTTAAAATCAAGTGAAGTCGAAAAAGAAATCTCTTCGGTATGTGCAAAATTTAGAACATCACATCGTGCAGTCTTACCTCAACAAGTAACTTATCTTGATAGAGAATTTGTATTATCAATTCAAGATGAAGGAAAAAATCTATCATTGTATTGTGGGTATCTATATGGATATGGTGAAGAATATTGTTCAGTAAATAAAGTTATTCAGTGTATGTATGACAGAATGAGAAAAGAAGAGCATTGTTCTAGGGAGTTAAGATTTATGCAATATGATCTAAGTGATTCGCAAAGAGAAAAGTATAGGAATATGTATTTAAATTATTTAATAAATGTATTCTTAGATGAATGCGTAAAATCTTTTGAAAATATATCTTAATATTTGACAAACTATGCAAAAAGTGTAATATTGTTGTTATGGCTAAAATGGATAAAGATGATTTAAAGTATGTGATAAAACGATCACGTAAATTATTTCAAGGAGAAGAACTTCCAAAAGTTCATGGTTACGAAGGTGAAGTCGAAGACTTGGTAATTCGTCAACCTGGTGAAGTTTGGACAGATAAAGACGGAAAAGAGTGGAAGCAGGTTGGTACTAACTCTAAAGTAAGAACTGAAACTCTTATGGATAAAGTTAGAAAAAGTTTGCGTGAAGCACCAAATTGTCCTAAGAAAATGTGTACCGTTGATCCTACAAAATATTTAGATAAAAGAATGCTTGCTATGAAAGGTATGTGTTTTGATTGCGTTCAAGAATTTGAGCAAAAATTAAAAGATGAAGGTAAGTACGAAGCATATGAAAAAAAGACTATGCTTGAAAATGAACTGAGTTTTCTCTTGGATACCAAAACAAAATTGGTGGAATCAAAAGAGCATATTACAAACGATCCAAAATTTTTAAATGAAGATGGTTCACTTGAACAATGGAACATTCCAAATAAAAATCAAGTAATGGAAGATTTAGAAAAGGATTTAGAAGAACTTGAAACTCGTTTAAAAGAAGTTGAAGACAATCTACAAGAATATGCCGACATGACTTTTTAAAAGTTTCAACGATACGCTGAAACTTTTTATATTATATAAAAATTAAATACATATATATTTATCCTTTAATGGCAGGTAATGAAAAAATTCCATTAAGGGAAATAATAAAACAAGAATATACTGAGTGTTTGAAATCTCCTGCATATTTTATGAAAAAGTATTGCAAGATTCAACACCCAACTTTAGGAACAATTCCATTTGCTTTATACGACTTCCAAACCAAGACACTAGAAAGTTTTCGTGACGAACAATTTAATATTGTATTAAAAGCAAGGCAAATGGGTATATCCACACTTGTATCTGGATATGCTTTATGGTTAATGACCTTTTTCACAGATAAATCTATTTTGTGTATTGCGATTAACCAAGAAACTGCAAAAAACATTGTTACAAAGGTAACTCATATGTCCGAACACCTTCCAAGTTGGTTGCGTAGTGAGTGTACTGAAAAAAATAAATTAAGTATGCGTTTTAAAAACGGAAGTAATATTCGTGCAGCTTCAAGTAGTGTAGATGCTTCTCGTTCGTCATCATTGAGTTTACTTATCGTGGACGAGTGTGCGTTTATTACAAACATGGAAGATATATGGACCGCATCACAATCTACAATTACAACAGGTGGTCGTTCTATTTTATTATCTACTCCGAATGGTATCGGTAACTTTTTCCACAAAACATGGGTTGGGTCTATGGATGGTTCAAACGATTTCAATCCAATTAATCTGCATTGGTCATTGCATCCGGACCGTGATCAAAAGTGGAGAGATTTGCAAACAAAAGTTCTTGGTGAAAAGGACGCAGCTCAAGAATGTGATTGTGACTTTATTAGCAGTGGTCGTTCGGTAGTAGATGCAAGTTTGATAGAGTGGTATAAAAACACTATGATGAAACCACCTGTGGAAAAACGAGGTGCAAATAAAGAATATTGGATATGGGAATACCCAAATCATAACAAAGATTATGTGGTTGCGGCCGATGTTGCCCGAGGTGACGGACGAGACAAAAGTGCATTTCATGTGTTTGATGTAGAAAATGTTAAACAAGTTGCCGAATTTAAAGGTGAGGTGGAAACAAAAGACTTTGGTAATTTATTGGTTGCAGTTGCAAGTGAGTTTAATGGTGCATTGTTGGTAGTGGAAAATGCTAATATTGGTTGGGCAGTATTGCAACAAATTATAGATAAAGGATATAGCAATTTATATTACACACAAAGAGATTATCAGTACATAGATGAGTTTTCACAACATACAAATAAACTAAATCGGATGGAGAAAAAACAAGTTCCTGGATTTACCACATCTATAAAAACTCGTCCACTTATTATCAGTAAGATGGAAAGTTATGTTCGTGAAAAAGAGGTTGAAATACAATCCGAACGAACACTTGATGAATTATTTACATTTGTGTGGAATGGTCAAAAAGCAGAAGCAATGCAAGGATATAACGATGATTTGGTTATGAGTTTGTGTATTTCATTATGGGTTCGGGATACTGCACTAAGATTTAGATCAGAGAATATAGAAACTCAAAAGTCATTATTTGATTATATGGGAAGTACAACAAATATGGGAGAGTCGCAACAATTTTTAAATTCTGGACTTAAAACCAATCCATATGAAATGAAAAACCAACACGGAGGTTCTGAGGATTTAAGTTGGTTATTAAAATAGGAAGGATATACATGAAAACATCAATTAATTTATTATTATCTATACTAGTTCTATTTAGTGGGGGGTGTGCAACACAAGCACTATTACCAACTCAAGGTATTTACACGGAATCATCTTTTGATACATATAATCAAGTTGAGTCGGTTGTAAACAAAATTAAAATAGGAAAAACAAAATATTCTGATTTGGTGAAAATGGGACTTGATTTAGAAAAAATGCCAAATGTGAAAAGATTAACTTATTTGGATGTAATGACAAAATTTAAATTAGATAGTCCATCAAGATATACAATTTTTAATGATATTGAATTACCCGATGGTGTAATTAAAACACTGAAAGCAAGAGAAAACGGACTCGCATATGAAATAAACTTAGAAAGAATAGTAAATCAGAGAGAGGGTAGTTTAGTTTTGGATATGTTAAATTTTAGAAAAAATGTACATACTACAGGATGGAATATATCTGTTTTAATATTAGTAGTAGATAATACTGTTGAGTATGTTTTATATTCGGGTGAAAAGAATATTAACAAACGTGAACGTGAAAAGAATCCACTTGGTCCTTTTCAAGGATTTGATGGAGGTGATATTGTAGGAGCTGCAAGTGAGTTGAACTAATATATATATATTTGTTTGACAATAAGTTGTTTATATTTTACAATCATTGAATTTATAAGGTTATATTATGGCAGAAGAACGAACATCAAAAAAACTACTTAGAGGATTAAAAAGATTATTTTCATCGGATGTGGTAGTAAGAAACGTCGGTGGAAAAAAACTCAAAGTAGTTGATACCGATGATATTCAAAGTAAAACAAGAAGAAGTGACCGATATGGTCGTATGCACACTCTATATAGTGATTATGCAAGTAAATATAATAATATAGGATTTGAAACTGCACGGCTTGAGTTATTTTCAGATTACGATACAATGGAAAATGATCCTATCATTGCAAGTGCATTAGATATATATGCAGACGAATGTACAACTAGAAGTGAGTTCGGTGATGTGCTTAGAATAACAAGTTCTGATTCTAATATAAAAGGAATACTTGAAAATCTATTTTATGAAATATTAAATGTAGAATTTAATTTGTGGGGATGGACTCGGAATATGTGTAAATATGGTGATTTTTATTTACATTTAGAAATTGAACCAGAGTATGGTGTGTTAAATGTAAAACCCGTATCCACCTACGAAATGACTAGAATTGAAGATATAGATCCTGATAATCCAAATTATGTTATTTTCAAACAAGAAGGTGAAACTAAAGAGCAATATGAAAATTATGAAATCGCACACTTTAGAATGCTAGGTGACAGTAATTTTCTACCATACGGAAAAAGTATAATTGAACCTGCTCGGAGAACATGGAAGCAACTTCAACTTATGGAAGATGCTATGCTTATTCATCGTGTAATGAGAGCACCCGAGAAACGAATGTTTTATATAGATATCGGTAACATCCCACCGAATGAAGTTGATAATTTTATGCAAAAAGTTATCAATAAAATGAAAAAAGTTCCTTTTGTTGACGAAAAAACAGGAGACTATAATTTAAAATTTAATTTGCAGAATATGACTGAAGATTTTTTTATGCCTGTGCGTGGTGGTGACAGTGGCACAAGGATTGAAAATTTAGGTGCTATGACCTACGATGGAACAGACGATATTGAATATTTAAAAAACAAAATGATGGCCGCACTTAAAGTTCCAAAGGCATTTCTTGGTTATGAAGAAGGAATCACAGGAAAAGCAACTCTAGCTGCCGAAGATATAAGATTTGCTAGAACCATTGAACGAGTTCAACGGATTACAATTAGTGAACTTACAAAAATTGCAATCGTACATCTATATTCACAGGGGTATACAGACGCAAAGTTAGTCGATTTTAGTTTGAAGTTGACCAACCCGTCAACTATATTTGAAGAAGAAAGAATAAGAATTTTTGGAGAAAAGCTAAACACGGCACGTGATATGGTAGATGCTAAATTCTTTTCTAAAGAGTGGATATACAATAATATATTTAGTTTGTCTGAAGAAGAACAAGAAAAGGTAAGATCATCATTTGTTGATGATGCCAAAGAATTTTATCGTCTGGAAGCAATTCAGAATGAAGGTACTGATCCAGCAGACCCCAATGCAACAACAGATGCGGAAGGTGACGATGAGTGGGGTTTTGGTAATTTTGAAAATATGTCGGATGAAGAAAAAGCACGTGTCAAAGAACGTGAAAAAGAAGAAAAAAAACGTAGGAACGCAGATAAGGAATACGATCATCCCGATGATAGACCTATGGGAAGAGACCCACTTGGCCGTGATGAAAGAAAAGTATCAGGACGATCATGGTCAGAAAGTCCACTTAAACTTGAATCAGATTTGCAAAGATTAGATGCTTTTTTGGGAGGAGTAACTTCAAAAAATAAAAATTCAGAAAAAAAAATAATAACTGAATCTGAAAACGATAATACATTAAAAGATGAATTAAACAACATTATGAACGAAAAATCCTCCGAGGTTGATAATTTATAATAATTTAAATTTAATAATATTTTAAGAAAATAAACAATAATTATATTTATATCCATATTTATGTTTGTATACATTATCTAGATAAAATTTTCACGTGAAAAAATTAAAACACAGTAAATTCAAAAATACAGGAATTTTGTTTGAATTATTAATCAGACAAATTACCGCTGACATACTCGATAGTAACGAGTCGGCTGCTAATAAGTTAGTCAAAAAATATTTTGCAGAAGATACTGATTTAGGTAAAGAGCAAAGACTATATCAAGTGCTTTTAGAAGAAACAACCAACACAGAGGGTTCTGCCCATAAACTTGTTGATGCAGTTGTTGATGAGCATAAAAAATTAGACAAAAAAGTTTTATCAAGACTTAGATATGAATTGGTTAAGGAAATGAAAGATGTATATCCAATAGATGATTTCTTTCGTTCAAAAATAAGAAACTACAAAACTTATGCAAGTATATATAAATTATTTGAAGGAAGTAAGAGTGATGTTTTTTGTGATCCACGTGAAATCGTTGAATCTAAGAATACTATTGTAAATGGTTTACGTAGAGATAAAATAGTAAATAATGAGTTAGGTCAGTTAGAAAACTATGCCCAACACAATGAAGACTTAAGACTTATTTCATATAAATTGTTAGTTGACAGATTCAATGAAAAATATAGTGAACTTAATGAAGACCAACGGTTATTACTTAAAAATTACATTAATAATATTTCTAACACAAATAGTTTAAGAGAATATATTAATGAACAACTTCCCGTTATTAAATCTAAGATAGAAAAACTTAGTAACAAGATTGAGGATGATGTTGTAAAAATAAAACTCAAAGAGGTTACCTCACAACTCAATAAAGTTAGAGAAGGTCGTGTTGTAAAAGATTCACAAGTTTCTGCCGTATTAATGTCATATGAATTGATTAAGGAACTTGAAAAGAATGAACAACCAACGAAGTAAATTAAAAAAAATTATTCGTTCTTTGTTGGAGGAAATTATTTCCGAAGAAGAAAAAGAATTATCAGAAATCAATACAACTGGTAATATAGAAGGTTATCAAACTCCCCATGCGTTTGCTGGTACAGACGAAGATGAGCATAAAAAGAGAATTAAAGATAAAGCAGAAGTATTTGACTATAAGTCTACCGAAAACGAAAAAAGCAATACTGTAAAATTGAATGAAGGTCGTAGTCTTTATCATCTATTTCGTGATCATCCTGATTTAACACCAAAGCAAAAAATAGGCGTAACCATGAGGCAAGTTAATAAAAACTTAACAGAGGTTGAAAAAATTTTAAATGTTGCATCAAAATTTAAAACAGAAAATGGTGTATCAAGTAATTCTTATTGGAAGACTACACGTAAGTATCTTTTAAAATTAGAAGAAAAAATTCAAAAAATAAATCGTAAACTCAAAGAATTAAAGTGATATGAATATTGACTTTAGAGATTTAGAAGATAGAGAAGAAAACGATCCTGCTTTAAACGACTTTAAACATTGTATTAAGAAATTTGCTGTAGCTGCAAAAAATTTATCAAAATCTTCAGAAGGAAAAAAACTTCCTGCTGATCATTGGTCAGAGATTGTCGGTTTAATTAAAAAGTCAAAAATAGCAGTTTCTATGATTGAACTTGGTATAGATGACATTGGAAGTTTTGCAGATAAAGCAGAACCTGATGATTTGGAATTAAAAAAGACAGGACCAATTACAAAGTCTGATGACGCAGAAGCAACTACATCTGATGACTCGTCTACTGCTCAATCATCTGAACCAAAACAACCACCTGTTGCTAAACCAAAACCTGAACCCGAAGACACGGAAGACGAAGACGAAGACGAAGGTGAAAAAGAAGTAAACGAGGAAGCAAAATCAAAATCACAACAAAGACTATTTGGAATGGTACACGCATACAATAAGGGAGAGTTGAAAAAAGGAGATGTAGACGCAGATTTGTATTCTAAGATAAAAAAGATTGCAAACGGCATGACAGATAAAGATACAAAAAAACTTGCAAAAACTAATCATGATGATCTTCCTGAAAAAGTTCCAACTGACGAATATTATGATACACTAAATCATTTAAGCATTTTACTTTCCGAAGAAAATTTTGATAAGATAGAAGGAACTGGAAGTGGATTCATTGTAGAAAATGACGGAAGAACACATACCATTGAGTTTGATCAAAATTTTTATTTAAAGTCTGATTTATACAATTTTGATCTTGGTGATGATTATGATTTAAAAGAAGTAGTTGATACTTTTAAGGGTTTAATTAGACATTCGGATAGAATTTTAAAGAAAGAATACGAAACATTGATTAGATAATTCCTTAGAAAAACTCTAATAAATAAAAAATATGTATATACTTATTTAATAATATGGGAAAGAAATTATTAGTTACTACAATGCCGTTTGAATTCACTCCTGAGCAGATAAGTGAAAGCATAGAACAAAATTCAGGACGTCTAATTGTTCAAGGTATTCTACAAAAGGCGTCAGAGCAAAATCAAAATGGTCGTGTATACGAACGATCATTACTTGAAAGAGAAGCAACTAAGTACAATGAGTTAATTAGTGATAGAAGAGCATTGGGTGAACTTGATCATCCAGAAAGTAGTGTTGTCAATTTACAAAATGTAAGTCATAATGTTACAAAAATGTGGTGGGAAGGTGATAATTTGCTTGGAAAAGTTGAGGTTTTAAGTACACCATCCGGTAATATATTAAAAGAACTATTTAAAAGTGGTATCACATTGGGTATTAGTTCACGCGGCATGGGAACAACCCGTGAACATGAAGGTAAAACTCTTGTGAATGATGATTTTGAATTAGTTGCATTTGATTTTGTAAGCAATCCATCAACACGTGGTGCTTTCCTTGAACCAGTAAATTTAAATGAGTCTGTATCATCTGATGCTAAAGTAGTAACAAATGGTCGTGTATGTACCAAATATTGTAAGGTTGAGGGAATTATACATGAAATTTTAGGAGAAATCGGAGAACAAAAATGAGCAAAGATACTGATGTAAAAAAAGCAATAAAAGAAGTAATTCTTGAAGTTTTAAAAGAAGAAAAAAAATTGCTTAATGAATATAATCCCGAAACTGATAAATTTTCTGACGAAGGTTTATCAACAGAACAAAAAAAACTCGCATCTGAAAAAATTTCAAAATTCGGTAAGTATCAAAGATTTATTGCATTAGAGGCAAAGGATATGGATGTCGCAGAAGATATTTGTAATATCGTAGAAAACGCATCTCAGTGCATCTTAAATGAAACTGATGATTGGTTTGACTCAATAAGTGTTAAACGCAATCTAAAAGAAATAAAAACTTTAGCAAAAGACTTTTATAAAACTGCAAAAGAAAGACAAGTATATACACAAAGAATGCAAAGTTTGTACGAAGATATGGGAAATATTTTAAACAGATATTTTGAAATTAAAGGAGAAATTACCAATGAACCGCAATGATCTTAAAAGATTCGTGAGAAAAGTATTACTTGAAAAACTTAATCGGCAACCTCGGGTACATGGAAAACTTTTAAAAAAGACTATTAGTTTTAGTGGAATTCAAAGAGAGTGTGTATGTGAAGGCACGATCACAGATGTAAATAAATTTGCAGAAGAAAACAACTTAAATTTTAAGTTAACCGAAGATTCATACTTTGGTGGACATTATGTTGATGAAATGACGTCATATGAATTTTCACCTGATCCTGGGTTTTGGGGAGAATTGATGGAAACCTCCATGTCTGCACGTGAGCAACTTTCTAGAATATGTGGAACAAACGACCAAGTTCTTACAGAAGTGGATGCAAGTAATATAGAAAGACTTGTTGACTTTATCTACACAAATGAAAATTTCCAAGCAGACAGAACGCAATTAGTATTTGAGCAAATAGAAACTCAAATAAAAAATAAAATGTATGATAAAACACAATTTAGAAAACTATTTGAATATTTGATAGAGCAATCATGCAAGTTTGTTGCAGACGATGAAATAGAATTAACAGAATCAGAATTAGAGTACGCAACTCAATTATTATCAAGAAGATTTTTTGATAATAGAAAACACTCTACTGAGGAATCAACAGAACCACCAACACATTGTGGTAAGAAATCATTTAAATCAGGAAATGCGTTTGAAAATATGCAAAGAATAGTCTCAGGACACCAAATGTTCTTATAAGGAAAAAAATTACAATGAAAATCACAAAATCAGAACTACGAGAAATTATCCAAGAAGTTGCAGACGAGATGGGACTTTTTGAAGGTCTTACTAAAGCACAAGAGAAACTTCCAGAACCTCTTAAAAAAGCAATTTTAAAAAAGCAAGGGAACTCTGATGACTCCGAAGAAAAGGAAGATGTAGAAGAAGGTCTTACCAAAGCACAAGAAAAACTTCCAGAACCATTGAAGAAAGCAATTCTTAAAAAGCAAGGCAACTCTGATGAAGCATCTGATGATGAAGAAGACGTAGACGAGTCTATATCAGAAGGAAACGCATTTGGAGCAGCGGTAAAGGCTGCACGTGAAAATGGTGACTCTGAATTTGAAGTGGGTGGAAAAACATATCAATTGCGTGAAAAGGTAACAGAAGAAGTTGAAGATACTGAAGAGTTCATCGGTGAAGTATCTGAAGAATGTTGCGAAGGTGAATGTGAAAAATGTGAAGAAGAAGTTACCGAAGCATCATGTGGTACACATGAAGATGACGAAGAAGACGATGTAGAAGAAGGTAATGCTTTTGGTGCGGCTGTCAAAAAGGCACGTGAAGATGGAGAAACTGAATTCGAAGTAGATGGAAAAACATATAAGGTTCGTGAAAATTGGTCAAAAATCTCATTATCCGAGAAATTAGACAGAATCTTAGGAAATCGTCATATTCTATAAGTTTTCTTAAAAATACACAAAAATTTTAAAAAAGAGTGGTTTTCCACTCTTTTTTTTTATAATAATTTCATTTTTTTAATATTTTTGTATTTAAGTATATATTTATCTATCAAAATGCTTCCACAATTATTGGAAACAATTAAAGGTTTCAAGATTACATTAAAGTCCTAAATGACTTTAGAAAACAGGAAAACAAAACACATGAGTAAATTATTAAAAGAAGCTATTGCTGATGCGAAAGCAGTTCGTGAAACTGCACTTGCTAACGCTCGTCTTGCTCTTGAAGAAGCATTTGCACCTAGATTGCAAAGTATGCTTACCAAGAAACTCCGTGAGGACGAGGCAGAGTTAGATGGTGTAGAAGATGAAGTTGAAGTTTCTGACGAAGTTGAAGAGGATTCATACTCTGAAGATGACGTAGAAATTGAACCATCTGCTGAAGATGAAGTTGAAGAGGGTTCATACCTTGAAGACGATGAAGCAGAAGACGAAGTTGCTGACGTAGATGCTGAAGAAGAAGCACCTGCTGAAGATTCAGTTGAAGACGAAATTGAAGTTGAAGATGAAGTTGAAGACGAAGAAGATATCGAAGAAGATTCTTTTGACTTGGATTCTATCATTGCAGAACTTGAAAGTGAGTTGACAACCGAAGAAGAAGGTGAAGACGAAGAATCCGAAGAAGAAGACACTGAAGCTGTTGAAGAGCAGTCAAGTTCATCTGAATTGGGTATTAAAGGTGAAGAACACGTAAACATCGCTGATAGTGATGATGAAGAACTTCCCGATGATACTAAAGTTCAAAGTTCAGAAGTAGGAAATGAAGATGACGAAATGCCAAAGGTAGCAGACATTGACGAAGAAATCGATATTGAAATCGTTGATGAAGAAGCATCTGCTGGTGATGAATCTGACGAACCAACTGCAACTGAATCTGATGAAGAACTTGCGTTCCCGACAAATGAAGCAGAAGGATGCAACCAAGGTGGTGACATCGGCGAAGACGATGAAGAAATCAACTTGGAAGAAATTCTTAAAGAACTTGAAGATGAATCATCTTTAGAAGATGAAGAATCTGACTCGGAACTTGAGGAAATAAAGGCAACAAACAATAAACTTCAAAAAGAAAACGAAGAATACCGCAAAGTTTACAAGTATTTGCGTGGTAAGTTGAACGAAGTTAATCTTCTTAATGCTAAATTGCTTTATACAAACAAATTGTTCAAGCAACACGTATTAACAGAAGATCAAAAATTGAAAGTAGTAGAAAGTTTTGACCTTACGAAGAATGTTCGTGAAGCAAAACTCGTTTACGCAACATTAGGTGAATCTTTCCGATCAAGTGATACTCCGGTAAAGACTGAAGTGACAGAGGTTGCTAAA